GCCGAGACCGACGAGCTTNGCTTCGGCATCCTCAATCCTCAGCAGCCGCTCGAAGCCGCCCTTGATTGCAAGCCCAGCCAGTGCACCTGCGGCGATACCTACAACCGCGGCGGCTTTCCCCGCAAACCCGGCGATCTTGCCGAAAACGCTTTTGCCCTTGCTTTCGGCAGTGTTGAAAGAACCGTCAAGATCCTTCTCAATGTTGCGCTTGATGCCGGAAGTGGTAGGTACAAGCTCGACGTACAGCGCAGCTTGAGCCACGGGTGCCCTCCAATCGGCAGAGCCCGCGGCAACTCGGGTGAATGAACAAAAAACCGCACACGCGGCTCTGGCAAGGAAAACCGATCCGGGGTAAAATCAGGGAATGACTGACACGACACGAACCATGACCGAAGACCAGCGCGCAGGAATACTCAATAGCGAGATCGCCAAATACGCATCCCGGGGCTGGATTGTCCAACACGCCGACGCTGGCCAAGCAGTCCTGTCAAAGAACAAGCGCATCGGATGGTTCTGGAACGTGATCTTGTCCCTGGTCACGGCTGGTATTTGGCTGATCGTGATCATCTTCCGCTTGGTGAACCGCAAGAGAAACACTCTTGTAATCACCGTTGATCAGTACGGGAAGGTGCACAAGCGCTAGAACATTGCGGCGAGTTTCTTTCGCCGCTCAATCGACTCAGCATCCGGCTCTACAGCATCCTGCGAATACGTGGGTCGTGTGCCAGCCCAAGGGCGGATGACGCGAATCACACCAGCACCCTTTTTGCGCTGCGTGTTCACCCACATCTCGAAGGTTGCCCACGATGCCCTTTCAGCATCCGCCGGCACATACCGGTCACCCGCCATCGCAGAACGCAGATGGCTGGACGGCTCCCGTAGAAGCTCTGACACGTAATCCCAGAGGTCGTTCCACGACAGCTGTGCAAGCTCCCCCGGGCCGACCCCTAGCTTGCGGAGGTCGAAGCGGAGGGCTCTCCCATGCCAGTGGAGGACGGCAGGGAGGATGAAGCTTTTGGGTCGTAACCCTCCGACTCCTCACCCCACGCAGAGAACACCGCGCCCACGTCGTCACCGTCAAGCCGCGACAGCACACGAACGGCAGCCGGGTACGTGTCAGCCAAAGTGCGAATGAGTTGAGTCCACGATGCAAGCTTCTGGTCGTCAGACCCCTCTTTGGCGTTCATGAACTGCCCAAACGCGGACGTGACCCCGAAAGGCACACCAGGCTGACCCAGCACAGGCAGTTGGAACTCGCCTACCCCTTCAATATTGAACTGGATGAGGGGGGCGCCCTCGGAAGACTTCGGCTTGATGTTTACGGACATGACGGCAACCTTTCAATGGCGGCAACAGACGGTTTGAACCGTGGCAGGGCAAGGTTGCCGCTCACCCCGCCACGGGGTTTTTGCTAACTGCGCGCGTACGTCCTCGCGGTCGAGGTTCCACCACCATTGATAACGGTGATGTTCGCTGAACCTGATGTACCGGCAGGCATAACAGCGGTGATCTGCGTGGCCGAATCGATCTGGAACGACGACGCATCGTCCGTACCGAACTTCACACCAGTGGCACCAGAGAACCCAGTACCCGTGATGATGACGTTTCCTGCCGCATCCTGCGTAGTCGCCGGAGACACCCCGGTGATCGTGGCAACCGATGGAGTCACCGTGATCATGGTCGTGTCCCACTGCGCGGCGATATACCCCAGCACAGGATCCTTGAAAGCTCGGAACGTGAGTCCGAAGGCATTGATCGCCGTCGCACCGTAGGTTAGTGCTTCACGGTCCGCAACCTTCACCCGCGGGTAGTGGGTGAGGATCACGTCGTCTCCCGAAATCCCGACCGTGGTCAGGTCGCGGTAAGTGTTCACCGATGCTTTGGTGAGCAACAGTTTCCCGGTCGTAGCATTGACAGTCGTGTCGAAGTACGCCTCGACGAGAGTCTTCGACCGCTGAATGCCAGAAAAGGCGGCAGCCCACGTGCCCGGCCCGTCAATGTCAATGACGACATCCTCGTTGTGGGCCTTGAAATTCTTGTTGTCTCCCGGCTCCGGGGTGAGGGTGAAACCATCCTCACCGTAATAGCCGAGATCAAACCGAATATCCCCGGCAAGATCGGAGGCCGGGTCCCATTCAGCCCCAGTGGGCGCGTCGATTCCGTAAGCGCCGAGCAGGATACGACCATCCTGCACCAGACGCACTTGCGACGGGTCGTTGACCCGCCCGTTTTCAATGAGTGCAGCAGTCATTACCAGCTACCTTTCGTGTCGGTTATTTTCGGACACCGCCCGGCAACTGGCGGAGATTTTGGGCTACGGGAGCCGGTGTGCGGTGACCATCACGGTCACGCTGTAAAAGTATTTCCCCGCCTCGTCGCGGTCCTCATTCGGGCCAGCGTTCAGTTCGGCTTTGATCACCGGGTTTCCGTTGCGCGCCGACGACTCAATCGCGAAACCCACATCAGTGGCGAGAGCGAACCCTAAAGCTTTCGACGTCGACCAGCACTCAGCAGTGACCATGAAAAAGCGAGACACAGCCGTTTCGAGTTGAGCGGGAATAACGGAGATGACCACCTGTGCGGAGAGCGACTCGTCACGCTCAGCCGACACCTTCACGGCCGTGGCGGTCTTCGCGCGGGCAATGGCGAAAAGGCGCAAGTCTGGAAACTTAGACGCAAACTCACTCATCAGATTTTCACCCTCGCCAGAGCCTCTTTCAGCGCCTTCATGCGGTTTCGGATGTTCCCCGATCCTGTGTCATCCACGATCCAGACCGACAGGCGACCTTTAGGCCCGTAGCCGCGGTTTACGAACACTTTCTGATCTGCCGTCTTCGCGGAGTTGGCTGCATTGAAAAGTGCTTTTTCAACACCCGAACCAGCAGTGTCGAGCAGTAGCTGCTCGCGAATCTCTTTCCGGTTCTTCGCGTTGATCGGGAACTTGACCTTCACCTTCATCAGGAAACTCCCTTCACCGCAAACTGGGTACCTTTGTGCGGGTCGCCCCACTCCGCAACAGCACCATCGATCGCGTAGCGGGTGCCGTCAACTTCGACCTCATCTGAGGCGAGAATTCCTGACGGGGCGGCGGCGCGAATGTAGACCGTGCGGTTCGTTATGACCGTGTTACTTCCTGCCGCGAGTGGCTCATCCGGGTTACCCCAGCCAGCCTTGCCGTCGAAGGTTGCCCACAGCTCCCACACGCCGGCCTGGGGATCGCCATACGGATCCTCAACAGTTGTCGCCCGATAGACGTCAATCGTGGTCATGAGCGCTGAACAATGACACTGCCGTAGCGGATGCGGAAAGTGTCAGCGATCGCGTTGTCGTCAGGGGCGAGCTTCGTCTGACCACCCACCGCCCACGTCGCGTAAGTGCCTGACTCGGAGAACGGGCCGTCAGTCTTTGAGAATTGAGAGAGGCCGCTGCGAGCTTCGACGGGAATCTCGAGCACCTTCCGGGCGACGTCCGCAATAGTTGTCTTCACCAACTCAGGCACATCGCCGCCATGCGTGTAAGAAACACGCACGAACCTGTGCGAGCGGAGCGAGGTCGTCAGAACGGACCCGAACAGTGTGTAGCTGACGGGATGGCCCTCATCATCGGTAACCGCCTGCACAGACACCACCGGGCGCTGTGTGAGACGCACCTCCCCACCGTTCGACTTGAGCCGCACCACCGAGGTGCCAGGTGTGAACTGTTGGCCGGAACGCAGGCGGAAAAGCTCAGACGCCTTATCCAGGATCGCGTCAACCTTCCCCGACTCCTCGGTGGTGAGGGCACGGCCAAGAGCCGCCTCAACATCCGTATCGGATGCCAGTTGATCTACAGCCATGACCTCACCACCTCTCAGAGTTGCTTCGACTAGACCGCGGAGACGGTCACACCAGGATCGGTGCCACCGGTCAGGCTCGCCGTGCCGGTCATGGTGACCAGCTCGAGGAACTTCACCGTCTTCGTGGTAGTGCCGGTCACCTTCACGCCCGACAGTCCGCTGAGCTCATTCAGCTCGGCAGCGATAACCGCGTTCGTCGCGTTGTAGGCGAGAGCATCGGTTGTCTGACCATCCACCGTCAGGGTGTACGTGCCACCCGTGGGAGTACCGGTCACCTCAATCGTGTAGGTCGAACCACCAGTGCCAGCACCGAACGTGACCTTGATGGCACGCTTGAACTTCAGCTGTACCTCATCGTTCTCGTCGCGCAGGATCTGGCCGGTGGACTCGTTGACCTCAGGGTCGAGCACCGGTGTTGCGCCCGCGAACGAGTGAACAACGGAACGATCCTTCATGGTCTTTCCGTCGTAGTCCCACACCTGAGTGACAGCGAGACCGTTACCGGCCGCGACACCGCCGCCCTTGGCTGCACCCTGAGGCACAACCGGGGCCACGTTCGCGATCGCCATTGCAGTCTCGTGCACGAAGTAGGACTCATTCTCGCCCAGCGCGTCGAGCTCGATGATGATGAACCCGCCAAGCTTGCCGACAACACCTTCACGCAACGCCTCGGGAAGACCCGACGTGTCCACATCGAGAAGTTTCTCGTACGATGCGACCGCCTCAGAGACGTTCGCACCAACGAGCCAGTAACGGCCGGCAGTGGGCCAGTGGGCCTTCTGTGCGAGCTTGCGGGCGCGAATGGCGACCTTGCGAGGGTCCGACTCGACAGCGCTGCCGCTGGCCGTGTTGAAGGTCACACCGAACACGAACGATGCGGCACGCAAGGTGCCGACGATGAGGTTCTCGAACCACTCGAGAATCGCACGCACCTGGGGTGCCTGCACGTCGCGAACGTAATCGATCTCGTCCAGCGCCGCCTCTTCCGGCGTCAAGTGCACCGCACTGTACGGGTGCTTATTCAGGGCGACCTGAATCTTGCTGTTCGCGATGCGGTCGACGACAATCTCGTCGTCGCCACGCCACGGCTTCTCACGGGCCACCAGCACGGGGGGACGCTTGATGTTGACAACATCACCCTCCGCACCCTTGAAGTCGGCAATGCCGAACTTGTAGGTGAACAGGCCGGGAGCCTTCACCTCACGTCGAAGCAGGGCGAGCGCGGTAGCCGCGATCTTCTGCCCCTTTACGAAAATGTTTGCCATGATTCCTCCTTAGGAATGTGTAAGTGGCTGCGAAGGGTTCATGGCGAACACCCGCAGGGGTACTACCTGGATGTGGCTGCTGCCACAACTTCATCGGCGGAAAGTTCGCCGTCGCCTATCCCGTTCCCCTGTTCGCCTTGACCGTCCGCAGACGGTGCCGGGTCGGGTTCGGGAAGCAGTGCGAGGATCTCGTCGGCGTGCGCCTCAAGTTCCTCACGAGTGGTGCCACGGAGTGCAGTAGCGGGAATCTTCCGATCCTCGAACTTTTTCTCTTTGGCGACTTCGGCGCGCAGTGTCTTGCTCGCTTCGACAGCGTCGCGTTCCGCGACTATCTTCTCTGCGGCGTCGGCGCGCGCATTTGCCTTCTCGATCTCGGTCCGGTTTGCCTCCTCGAACTCGTCAAAGCGTTTCGCCTTATCTGAGTTCTCGGTGGCGCGGGCCTCGTTTTTCTTCGAGAGGGCCTTCCACTTCTCAGCATCCGCAAGTGCAGACGCGAGCTGCTCATCGATGGACTGCTGCTTGCTGGCCTTTTCGGCTCCCTCGGCAGCGATCTCTTCTGGTGTCGGCATGGTTTCCCCGTTTCGGAGTATGTGAAAGCCTCCCGTTTCGGGAAGCTCAACCCGCGCATGCGGGAAGTCTTTTAGGCGGTCGGCAGATCACCGGGGCCGGTGAAGTTGTCTTTGCGCCATGTCAGCACAGGGCCCAGCTCGCCATGCTCGCGCACGAGCAAAAGGTCGCGGTAGTCGGGGTCGCGGGCACCACGATCAGATTGACCCGTCTTCGCCTCCACAGCAGAATGAACAAGCTCAAGCAGGCTCGAATCGATTACCTGTCCAGGGTCACGGCTGACCTCAACCGTGTCCACACTGCAATCACAATTTGGGTGAATTGGGAGTAGGTCTTGCACTCGGTAACGCTGCGTCGACGCGATCGCACATAAGGCGCAATTCTCGCGGCCGGTCAGAACTCGCCGCATGAACGTGAAGCCGCGATCAGTCATCGACTCGCGCGATTGTGTCGTCTTGGCCAGTTGATGATCTGTAGCAACCAGCGATTGAAGCCTCACGAGTCCCTGCGAGACCGCCTGTGTGAGAGTCGCACCCTCGGTGAGTGCCTTGTACATCGTCTTCGCGGGACGCCGATACACAACCTCGGCAGGGACTGCGCGCGCCATGGTCACCAGCTCGCGGTTCACGATCGCCGCAGCAACAGGAACACCTGTACGGGCAGTCTCCAGTGCGGCAAGGTACGCCGCGGTCAACTGGGCTGTCTTGACTTGCCCCGCCTGCACGCGCGGGACAATCAAAGCAACGAGACGGTCGACATCCTGATCACGCCACGACCCTGCGCGCTGCCAAGCGAACTTCGCATAATTCTCAACCCGCGTGCGAACGCCCTCGACCATCCCCTGATGGGCGACGATGATCTGCTCAGGCGTTGCCACCAGCGCCTACCAGGATCGCGGCTGACAGTTGCTCCTCGGCAAGGTCGGCTTCCTCTTGCGCGATCTCCTCCGGCGTCATCCCCATAATGTTGCGGTCAATCCACCTCAGTGACTTACCTGCCGAACGTGCGGCAGTCGCAGCCGTCATCTTCTCAGCCAGACCGACATGCTCAGGCTTCTCGAACTGCACATGCACAGTGTCTTCAGTGTCGAAGCCGAGCACACGCAAAGACCCCAACAGGGCAGCCTCCATCGGCGCGCCAAACCGTGCAATGCGATCCTTCGCCTTCTGAATCTCACCCTTTTGTGTATTTTCCGCACCCGTCGCCGACTGGTTATCAGGAATGAAAACGTCAATGGGAGTGCGAGTGACCATTGCGAAATCTCGCAGGTCAGTCTTCTCACCCTCAAGCAACGGCCGGATGTCATCCGCGCCCAACTCGGTGATCTTCACACCATCTGGGAGTTCCCAAATCGCACCCGGGGCGGCGTCGAAAATCTTCGAGTAGTCGATGTCGTTTCCGCCGTCATCCTTGTCCGGCAAAGACCCCTCGATCATGCGCTGCTTGAACGCTTGAATGGCAGTCATTACCAGACGCTGCAGCTTGCCCAAGTTGATGCGGTCGATGACGTCAATGTGAGGCTCAAACTCCGCCACGCCGCGCGCATTCTCGATCGCAAACACCGGCAACTCGCCGAGATACCGCTCCACGCGCTCCATTGGCGTCCAATCGCCAGCGACAACCCCACGGATCGAACCGGCGGCGTTGTTCATGTCACGCTGGAACCACTCTTTGGTCCCGTCAGCCCACACGATCGCGTAATCCACTTTTGCCTCAGTGTCACGCCAAGCCTTCAAAGCGGCACGGGCACGCCACGGCTGCGCAGCATCCGGAAACGTAATAACCTGCTCCGGCTCCTCAGAGGTGATGATCGGACGGCCTTCGCGCGTGCCAAGGATCAGGTACCCAATGGATACGGCAAGGCTGTTCCAGATCGCATCGGCGAAGACAACATCGAGGCGATTGTCACGCCACACCCTGCGCGCAGCTGCCACGAGCTCGTTCACAGACGTTTCGCCGACTGTCACAGCACGCGGGACGATCCGGCCAGCCATCGACGCACACAGGGTGCCCGCCATGTCCGTGCGAGCTTTCTTCTGAAACGCCTCCCACGACGCTTTCAAGTTCGCGCCCATCTCAGGCAGACGCGCGTCACCGTCCGAATAGCTACGGTTCAGGGTGATGCGCGGCATCCGTGAGTCAAGCTTCGCTGCCAGAACCGGCAGCCATTCCTCGGGGGTGACAGGCATGACACCCCCTTCTATTGCTATCTGATGCGCCTAGGCGCAGTTCGTGTCTTCGTGAGTGTTTGGCCGGCACCGTCGATGCCTGCAGCGTGAGCGAAAGCCATACCCCAAGCGGCGTCGATCTTGGAGTAGTCCTGATCGTCGTGCGGTTTGATGAGCACGTAGCCGTTGCGACGCGGATCCCGACGTGCGTTCAGCAGGTGAGCGGTGAGTTCCTTCGACCCGTCATAGGTGACATCCCCGCCGACGATCGCAGAGTGAAGGTTCGCGAAAGCGTCACAGGTGCGCCCGATTTCCTTCTG